CTGTCCGTACCTCATTGACGGGTCCTGCTTAACCCACTTCTCGTACTTAATGCTTACGTCTGCCAAGAAATCATTGAACGACAAGTAGCTTAATTTCATGAATTAAACCTATTCACTGCCAGCCACGAAGTCTGGTGTTGCACTTGAGGCATGTATCCGACCATTTGTAGGTTTTGCGAAACTCTGCTGGGTGTTGACAGTCGAGCGTTTCTGCTGCAGCAATATTGCATAGCTCCCTTATCAGTTCGGATAAAGCCATCCCTTTTGACTCAGCTGTTTTTTTCCATCTCTCATGGTCTTCTGCTGAGGCGCGCAGCAAGACTTGACGTTGTGCTGGCTCTCCAGTCTTTGAACCTGTGTTCGTTTTTCTAGTCATGTTGAGGGTTTCAGCGACCTTGTTCATTGCTGCCGCCATGTTGCCGGGTTCTTCTTGACCTTCTTCAGTATCAAATCCCGTAGGCTCTTCGACAATCACTTCTTTGATATCTACTGCGGGTGCATCCAAAAGGTTAATGAACTCTGGTTGACTTTTATCTGGTTTACTCATCAATATCAGTCTCTTCCATCTCATCGGCTTCACTCACACTATCATCGTTTTCTTCATCAATGATTTCTGCATCATGTATAAATCCATCAGGGTTAACTGCTTCCAATGCTTTTGAGGAGCCAAGAATCTTTTCAATCTCATTTAGTGGCATGACTCCAGAGTTTCCCATAATTTCAAGAAGCTTACGCACTTCTGCTTCAGGGCTGAACTGGTCATGTGCGCTTTTGGGGGCGGCTCCGGCAAGGGTTGCCCTTATTGGAGTCTGCATGCCGACATCCATCTGGATATTGACATTGTTCTGCTCCATCCCTAGAAGCTTTGAGCGCCTATCGATGATTGCTAGCACTTGCTGAATTGCTTTGAGGTCCGGTTCTTGGATAACTTCAGTCCCATCATCCATTCGCTGTTTCCTTGGTTGTGTCATGGGCCAGATGGCTTGCTGTAATGCGTCGAGTCTCTCTAATTCCATACGCAGAACTTCTGGGTAGGCCATCAGTGCTTCGCGATTCAATCTCTCAAGCTGGCGTCCAACTGCCTTGCCAACGACTTGTGTGCTAACACCAAATCGTCTACCAATCTCCTGATTGGAGTGACCAGCCTGCTTCATCTTGAATATTCTGGTATCGCGTTCGGCCAGAAATTCCTTAGTCAAAGACTTCCCGTTATCTGCCATGTAAATAGTCTAATCCATTTTCATGAATTCTATGACCTCGAATGGAAGGGTGAGACTGCGTTTCATTTTGACAGGCCAGGCTCGTTTATCGCGGGCACCGCGGAAGTGTCGCACGTCGTACACGTAGCCCTCAAGCGCTGTCGGGTCTGGTGTGATGGAGATACCAAACTCAGGCCAACGTGACCATACGGAAGAGCCAAATGGACGAAGGTCACGGGTGGACATAGTAGAACCAAGTGGGGCGTGGTGTTCAAGCCACAGAGCGCATCCATACACATCTCGTATCCGGTCTAGAAAACGTGCAACCTCAATCGCTAGTGCTTCCGAGCTCTTTGTTCCGTTGTCTAGATAAGACTTGTAAAGCGGCCCCATGCAAATGAGTTGAGGTTTGACGCTCTCTATTAGTTGCTCAATAACCATGCGGTCTTTGTCATTGCAAATATCAATTCCCTGCGGACGTATGTACAAGCGTGCATCTACTTCTTTTGCTCCCGACTTACGTACTGCGCTTTCCATGATGCTTCGTGATGCACGACGAATAATTCGCTCAGGGTTCTCAAGGTCAATCGTTAATGTTCGCACGGGTGGCATTGGCTGGTATGTAAATGGGTGAATCCCAGCAGCAGCACAGATAGCAACTTGACGCGCAAGCATGGTCTTGCCAACACCTTCGGCGGCAACAACGATTACGCGCTCGCTCTTCTCAAGTAGGCCAGGGATAACCCATTCGTAGGTATCATTGTCGGCTTCACGCAAGAACTCTTGCCAGTTAACAAGCCGACCTGCGTCTTCTGTATCTTGCAAATCAAAGGTGTTGATAACCATCGATAGACGGTTCAACTTTTGGGAAATAGTAAGACCGTCTCGGCCTAGCACTTCTTTGATTGACTCTAGAAGCTCTCCCTCTACTTCGTTTTCATCTACGGCTTCAAGTATCTCTGATGCTTGCCCATCTGGGAGTTCATAATCAACCTCTATCAACTCGCTGGCTTTATGACCAGAAGAAATATGGTCGGTAATGTCCTTGCCGTATGGAGAAACTCGTACACGGCAGTTTCCACCTGCGGCTAATAAAAGCTCACGGACACTCAATGCATGCTTCTTGCCCGGCTCGTCATTGTCAGCGATAATCTCCACGAATTCTGCACCAGCAAGAATGTCTGTGAACTCTTGCTCCCAGTGTCCTGCTCCGCTTGACATGGTTGTTGCACAAAGACCTTTAGCTACGAGCGTGTCTACATCTTTCTCGCCCTCGACGAGCCAGACTGTTTGGCTACTTACTATTGCCTCAATCACTTGTGGCAATCGATAAAGAACTTTGCGCACTCCTGACGCACTCCAAATGTATTCAGTCGGATTTTCTGGGTCGATACGGCGATGGCTAAAAGACTTAGCACCATCGTCTGTCGTGTACCGAAGTTTCTCGTAGAGAAGATTGCCTTTCTCGTCTTCGTACGGATAAACCTTTGTAAGCTTGCGCTTCTTTTTTGGGGATTTGCTCGCGTTGAGTTCTTTCTTGCGAACAGATACCTGGGACCCTTCGAGCCCTAGCGCATTGCATATCTCGGTGAAGTCACACGGGTCTCCGTAATGGCAAGTCATAAGTAACTCGCCACCGTCTCCCTCCCCAATGCTTAATGACGGGTTTTCATCATCGCTACGGCACGGACAACGAGCACCCCATTGCGTTGGAGTGTTCTGATGCACGCCGTCCAAACGGTCGAGCACTCGTTGTACTTGTTCTGAGGCCATTTGCTACTTTGCTTTAGGTTTCAATGATGCACGATATCGTCGCCGACGCTCAGCCTGACGTTGCTTTGGAGTTAATCCAGCCCACATGCCGTGAAGATTGGGTGAGCGCAAAGAAAACTCTAAGCACTCCTCGTTTGCCGAACAGTTCTTGCAAATCTCACGCGCGCGAGAAAATGTATCGTTGCCGCGGTCACCATGCTCAGGAAACCACCAATCGGTTGGGAGGCCTTTGCAGTCACCGACAAATTTGGGCAACGGTTCTTTCGGGAAGAATAAATCCAGTTCAGAAACTGCATCAAGTTTCCCAATGCTTACATGGTTACTATTCTTTTGAGGTTCCTGCATGCGCTCAACGATACAAGGGTGTCAAAGCAATTGCAAGTTTCTAGTCGAAATATCTCACTAATTTGTAAAGTGAGTTTCTGGCCAGTGTTTTGAACTTGTCTTTAGCGGTCAACTTCCCACATTCCCTTTTTGCAAATAAACGCATAGCTGCTTCAGATTGATAGGCAACTTCGTACACAAGGTCTTGATATTCATCTGAGTTTGTATAAGAATCCCAGATGTCTCGGTCAAAAATGTCGTTATCAAAAAACATATAATCATCTAGTGCAGACTTGTCTGCGATTATCTCTGTTCTCCAACCTATTTTGCGTTCAATATGGTTAATAACATCGGAAATAGTGGCAATACCACCAAAATCCCACGCTTCATTAACAAATTCACTTATGATTCTATCTTGAATCATAAGTCTTCTAAAATCTTCTAGAGGTGTAGTTTCTTCTCCGCTGTAATCATCATCGCTGATAAACACTGGGTCATTTTCATCTTCCCAATCGAAAGGACCTTCGCTATTTGACATGTATTCATGATACCACCGCGCGGTGAGCAAGTATCTTTTTTTGTGTGCTTGATGAATTTTCATCCATCGCTGCGATTGCTCCGGCTATCGGGTCCGATAAACGGTAGAAGTCAATGTATTCGACTATTGCGTTGTATAAAGACCAACCATTAAAGCCGAATTTGCCCGCATTTCTGTCGTTCAAGTAAATATTGCGAATAAGTTCGTATATCTCTTCACGGTTATTCTTTTGACGCTCTGTTTCGTCCTTGCCCTTAGGGAAAACAGTTCCAATAACTGAATCAATCTTCTTTCCACCAAGTGGTGCTTGGATTAAAAGCATTCTTTCTGCTTCCTGTCCAAACGATTCAGCCCACTTGACGGAAATGTTCAGCACTTTGCGCGCTTCTTCGAGCGTTCCATCAACATTTCTTGTATGTCTTGCCGTGAATACACGCTGTGCGCTCTTCAGACCAAGAACAACTGTGTTGCTGCAGACTGCACGGATGTCAGTATTCGCATAACGGATAGGCCAGATACCGTCATGCCCTGCGGATACAACCAAGTAGCGAGCTATCTTGTCATTGACGCCGGCAGGGTCTATAACTAAACCTCCAAGCTCTATGGTTGCAAAGAAACGTGAGCCATTTCGTAGTACTCCGAGGGTATCCATTACGGCATCCCCTTCTGAGGCGCCGACGACAGCAAGCGCTCTTTCTAATACTTCTCTGTTCTGACGTACTTCGTATCGAGTGCCTACGGTTGCAAGCGCATTAAAGGAGCCATCAAGGTTCTGGCGGACAGTTGCCCGACTATCTTCCACCAAGACAACAGAACCGTCCGAGTTTCGTATCAGGTCGCCTTTGTCATCTACCGCAGCAACGCGGGTAAGAATCACATCGTAGTCAGCTTGTGCCGCTTCAAGCATTTGCTCCAATGTCTGGAGGCCCTCCATGGGAACGCCAAGTCGATGCCATGGAGTCATCCGTCCGCCGCCCGTTGCATAAGCCATCTTCGCCTTTTGCCCTGTAATTTCAAGTTCGTGTGCCATGGAATCTCCTTGTACTTACTCTATCACTACGGCAAGTATGTATAGAATGTGGTCAAGTTGTGCAAGAGCGTTTTCACTCCGACCGGACCTGGAAACGCCTCCGCAATTAGGAGTGGCCTGGGAACTTTTCCTTTCTACCCAGGTCACTCCGATTTTACTTGTTCTTCTTTTCGAAGCTAATCGTTTCCGCAATAAACTCATCAACCAGTTGTAGAAACTCGTTTACCGTGAACCGTTTCTTCCCTCTCGAGACGCTTATGGTCTGCATTCTTGTAACACAAGTCTGGTCGTTTGATTTCGTGCCCCTATATATGGTGATTGTTTCTTTTTTATCCCATGTGGCCTGCCATACATCGAGCCCATCGTCTTTTAAGTCCAATTCATAGACTTCGTAATGCGTTTTTGTCATGTGCGTATCCTATACATCCCAGGTAGGATAGTCAAATGACACGGCAGCGTTTATTTCTTGATATAAATTGCGTCGATGCAGCCCGTGAACGCATGCGTCACGTCTATGACACATTTGACACCGTGTGTGTTCAGTTCTCTGGGGGAAAAGATTCGACTGCAGTTCTATACCTAGCAAAAGAGATACACGAAGAGCGTGGTCTCGGTCCTGTGAAAGTAATCTTCCGCGACGAAGAAATGGTGAGTCCTTCCGTGGTTGAGTTTGTAGAGAAAGTACGCAACTACGACTGGGTTGACATGGAATGGTACTGCCTTCCGTATGGAGCAGAAGTATGGGTACTTGGTCGTCGTGAATACTGTTTACTCTGGTCTAAATATCGAGAAGAACAAGGTCGTCTTGTTCGTCCGATGCCCCCATGGGCAATTCGTGCTGAACACTTCGGTCTCGACCCATCTAAATCAATACCTGAATCAGTCGATTACTACACAATGCAGGGCAAAAAGGGAAAAGTTGCATTCATCACGGGTGTACGAGCCAATGAATCAATGATTCGCTACCGCTCTTGCGTGCAGAAACTTCATGAGAACTACATCGTTATTCCATTCCGCATGAAAAAGAACATTCCGTTGCGTTTTGCTAAAGTGATTTATGACTGGGAAACTGACGATGTTCTTAAGTTCATTTCTGAAGAGCACGGAGCCGAATATTGTGAGTATTACGACCTAGCCGCCCTTACGGGTAGCAATACACGCGTCGGCATACCGTTGCATGCTGTGGCAATCCGTCGTCTCGGTGATGTTGTAGCTACGGAGCCAGAGTTCTATGACCGTTTGTACGAGTGCTTCCCCCATATCGATGCGCAACGACGCTTGTGGACAGACTTCGACCTAGAAAAGTGCATTATGCAATATGCCGTAGATGGTTGGAGCGGTGTTAAACGCTGTGTTGACCAGAATATGGCTACCCCAGGCTTGCAGACCCGCGCGCGTGCGTATTGTGCTGAGTTCCGCAAGAAACACAACAAAGACCCACGGTCCTACCCATTACATTGGTTGATACGTAATCTTCTTATCCATGAAATCAATATCACTTCGGTTAATCCGATTGGCCCTGGAACGCGCGCATATACTATTCAACAAGAACAAGACGCTCTAGATATCGACAACCTCGGCCTTTGAGCGGCCGGCAATACGTATCGCCTGTTCGGCATCCATAAACACAACAACGTAGGATATTTGTAAGCCGTCTTCGCTGTACTCCGAAACTATATCGATGGCTTCGGCGCTAAGACCGAGAACCGAAGCAAGGGATGCTCTTAGTTTTCCAATGTCGGTCTCTGCGGTTGCTATGTCGGAAGCAATCTCATCCACCCATACAGGTTCTGCGTATTCGATTGTTGTTGCTCTTGCTATCTCGGTGAGAGTGTCACGAGCCTGCTGTGCCTTTACGCAAAGAGTGCATGCAATCCTCTCCGTCGTCAGCGCACGTTTACGGTATTCGCTATGACCGCACTCAAGCCGATGGGCATATTGAACTTTCCCCCACGAACCGGAACGGGAAATCTCTAATACTAAGCGTTGCGGTGCGGCTTTCTTGTTTATATCAGTCATCAATGGCCCTGAGCGTATTGATGTAGGCCGCACCTTTCTCCGTTATGCGGATTAATGGTTCACCGTTCTCGTTTTCTCCGCATGTTTCAATCATGCCGTCGTCGAAAAGTAATAGCAATTCCCCTTCAAGTTCCCAAGCGTCTTCATTTGCTGGGAATTCAAACTCTATTTTGTCCATGGGTAAATAGTACCGCTTCTATTTATTAAAGTCAAGACCTTTTTGCAAGAAGTTCATAACAATATCTTCCGCGCCGGCAATACTTTCGATGTCAGTTCCTTCGGTTGCGGCATTAACAACGCCACGCTTCGCCTGAATCAAAGAAAATATCTCTTCATCAATCGTGCCTGCGGTCAACAAATACGTTGCCATCACTGAACCCTTCTGTCCAATTCTGTGGCAGCGACTGTAAGTCTGGTCAACATCTGCGGGTGTCCATGGAAGCTCAATAAACAACACTTCCTGTGCCGATGTAAGCGTGTGGCCCGTCTTTGCGGCTTGGATAGAAAGAACAATGACTGGGGCTTCATCGATGCTGCCTGCCTGGAATTCAAACTTAGCTTTCTGTACATCCTCCACAGACATTCCACCCTGAATCTTCAAGCCACAGTAATGATTGGAAATTGCATCAACTATGTCTCGATGGTGTGCTGCTACAACGACCTTTTCTCCTGCGGCTATCTTTTCGTCAATCCATTCGTATGCTGCGTCCATCTTTGCTTTGGCTGCAAGCCGGCGAAGCACGGACATTCGCATCAAGTGTTCGTGAGACTCCGCGCGTATGCGCGTGCGTACGGCTGCTGAATACGGTGATGCACCTATCTCTAATGCAATTGCGCGCGCACGGTCTACGAGATACTGAACAATATCATCACGGGCTTCCGTGTATTCTTTCATCGCTGCTTGTGAGCCGGTAACGATTACGCGGGAATGGCGTACCGGTGGAAGCTCTGACAGAACCTGCTCTTTCGTGCGGCGGATATAGCAAGTTGCGCGCAAAGTATTATTCAGTTCTTCTAAGTTTGTCGCGCCGTCAACGTGCCATTGCCCAAAACGGTCACGAAATGCTCCGCAGTACCTGCGATAGAAGCCCCATAGTCCACCGAACTTGTTTAGCTGTCCAAGTATGTCCAATTGTGCTGCATACTCTGCTGGTCTGTTGGTTATAGGTGTTCCGGTCAGACAAAGTACAAGCCCATCAGCCGGCGCCGACCTAGCCATCTTGATTGCCGACTTGGTTCGCTTTGCGGTTGGAGTTTTTGCGTAATGGCTTTCGTCATACACGTATGCGTTGTGTTTTAGTAGAAGGTTGCACCAATGGTCAATGTTGGAGTACCCAATAATGAGTACGTCATAACTAAGCGGTTCGGGAAACTCTGAGCGATTGGTTACATAAACGACGTTTCGGTGAGGAAGCCACTTGTTAAACTCATCACGCCAGTTCAATACCAGTCCTGGAGGGCAAACAATCACGGCGGGATAGCTATTCGTGTTCTCTAGCGTGCCGATGGCTTGCATCGTCTTGCCAAGTCCCATGTCGTCTGCGATAAAACACCGTCGCGCCTTTGACGCGTAGACAATTCCAGCTTTTTGGTACGATAACAGCTCTCCATGTAGTGTCGGTATCTCTAACTCCGCATCTTTTGCCTTGGATGATGCAATTGCTTCAGTTCTTGCCACATCTAGTTCTTCTGCTTGTGCGATTAAGTCACCGTGGATTGGTTCTCCAAATGTTTCAGCCCATTTAACAACTTCGCGTATTGCTGTTACCGGAGCACGCCATGCCTTTGACTCTGCGTGCCATGTGATTCCAGGAAGAAGCTTCACGGCACGAACCTTCACGGGGTCATACTGAAAACTCATATACAACCAATCGCCATCCATGTAACAGCCCCGGACTACATTGACAGAAACAGGAAGGTCAAAGCGCAGCACCTCGGAATCAATAGTAAAGTCGTGCTTATACCCAAACTCACGGGCAAAGTTCAGACTAGACATCGGAACTCTCCAAACTTTTGCTACCTTGTCCCACTTTGCGCCTGGTATCAGCTTTACATTCTCTACTTCTTTGGGGTCATACGGGAACGTCAGCACAAGATGGTCGTCAGATAGAACCATCGTCTTCTGAGTTATGGGTAGATACATTCGGTCCTGAGCCATACAGGTATCTTACCAACCAATAAAGAACTATACGGGGCTTCGGAGCGAAGGTAATCTTTCCGCATTATGCGGGAAGTTACCGAGCGACGGGTTTAGCGAGCGAGCCGAAGGTGAGCGAGTAGATAGCAAGTAGATGGTCAGGTATTTGAGTTTGGGTATAAAAAAAGAACCCCAACTGTGAGGCTGGGGTTCTTTCGGGGGGACTTTATTAGATTACGGTTACTGCGATTGCCAAGATTACTGCTACAAAGTAAATCATTTTGACCACACTTTACGGCAATACTCTTTCCAATCATTGTATTTCTGTAGTGTTCGTTCTACTGGTTTTGTTACCACGAAGGCGAACAATACTGCTGTTGCGTACATCAGTAGGTTTGTCATACCAATATATTAGATGAACCATATCGGGTATGTCAAGCATTGTCACTGTGTCTTTCGTCTCGTTTCATATATTTTTTGAGACTGTCCCAAGTCACCTGCGACATCAACTAATTTTAGTGTGCTAGTCCTAGATGATGGCTCTATTAGTCGTGAGCCATCTTCTGACATAACAACAACTCCATAGCCCCGCTCCCTCGCAAACCTTCCAAATGCTTTGGAAAGTTTGCTTCGGTCGCCTAACCTGACCAAAAGTTCCGGATGCCGGCGAACGAGCGCGGATGAACCCGGGTGCAGGTGAGGTGCAGGTATGACATCAACCTTGATAGCCCCGCTCACTCCCGAATTGCCGATGGCAATTCAGTCGTTTGAGCGTAAACACCAAACCTTTAGCAAGCGCAAACCCAGGAAGAAAACCGAAAA